GAAGCACTACGACGTACTTGTTTCTGTTCTGCTTCAGAGATTGGTTCTAGACCAGGCATGATGCCACCTAGAGCAGACCTTGCGGTGTACTCTACAATCGGGGCTATCATAGATTTTTCTTTCCAATCTTTCCATGACATTTCTCCCAAGCCTTTTCCAAGCTCGGAGAAGAATCCTTTTGATTCTGTTGGGGCTGCGTCAGGATCTACAAAGCCTTTAGACTCTGCAGGAGCACCTTTTACTTCTACAGAAGCTTTAGGAGCCTGTTGTGCATCTGGGTCAATAAACGCCATTCAAATTCCCAATTAGAGTTTTTTAAGTTTCTTACCTTCAGAAATAATCTCTTCACGAGACATTCCTGGATTAGCTTTCATAGCTCTGTCAATCCAAGCGTTTTGTTCTGAAGTGTAAGTACCTTTATCAGATTTCTTTTCAGCAGGCTTTGCAGCTTCTTTTCTTGCTGGTTTGTAAACACGTTCTTCTTCGCTAGTACCAGGAATACCTACACCAAACAAAGTCTTTTTAGTTTTAGTAGTAGGGAAGTCTTGTGCAATAATATCGTCACGAGCTTCATCAACAGCTTCTTGTACACTTGAATAAGCACTAGGATTATTTTTATAACGTTGACGGCCTTCGTTCTCAATACGAGAAGCCACAGAAGAAAGCTGGGCAGTTGATAAAGGCTTTAAGTTACCTTGAGCATCTGGTGTTTGAATATCACCTAATTCTTGTTGTAAAGAAGATGTTTGACGCTTAATAGCACCTTGAGGAGCTTCTCTAGCAGGCTTAATGTTGCTTGCTTTGTTTGCAGCAATACGTTCTTTTAAACGAACATTTTCAGCTCTAGTGTCTGCGTCTTCTAAACGAGCTTCACCTACTGCTAGTTTGTACTGAGCTTCAGCATTTTGTAAAGCTGTTTGACCCATGTTAATAAACATCTTTTGTTTTTGTTCAAAAGGCATACGAGGATCGTTAGCAATAGATTTAAGAATCATTTGTTCATTAGTAGCTAAACCAGGAACAGCATCAACAGCAGATAAAAGATCTGATGGGTCTTTAGCACCTTGGGCTAATTGACTTGCATAAGATATACTATCTTTTTGTAATTTAATCTTACTAATTTGAGATTCTTGATTAGCAGTAGCTACTTCACCAGCTTCCTTTTGGAAGATGTGTTGTAATGAACCTAAGCCTTTTTGACCAGCAAGTACAGAAGCTTTATTCAAAGCTGCCTGTTGCATGTCAGGAGTCATAGCTTCAGGAGTAGTACCTTTGTACACCTCTTGAAGAATGTTAGACTGAGCAATATCAGTACCAACTTCTCGACCTGTTTGAATACCTGAGACTAGTGCCTCAAATGGAGATTGTGCCATATTTATCCTTAGATCATCATAGCCATGTAAGAAGCTGCTGTATCAGCAGAAACAGGATTCATAGCCCCTTGTGCTAATTGGTCTGCAGAATATCCTCCTAAACCTGTGCCACTTCCTAAACCACCTGCTCCACTACTACCGCCAAAGATACCAGAAGAATATAAACCTTGACCAATCAATCCTGTTAAGCCAAGACCAAGAGCAGCATTCTGCTGTTGAATTTGATTTTGTAATTGAGCTTGGCCTAATTGGGCATTGTATTGAGCTTGAGAAGCACCAGCAGGAGTTTCAGTAGTAGCACCAGACAGTGTACCTAATTGATTGTATAGTTGATTATAATAACTATTAAAAATGTTCTGACCGTAGCCTTGCAAAGCAGCAGCTTGCTGACCAGATTGCAAAGTACCTGAAGCAGCTCCAGCAGCTTGTTGAGCAGCAGTACCTTGTTGTAAAGTCATCTGATAACCAGGCTGTGACAAAGCCATAGAAGGCGTTGTCATTAGGTTTTGTAATTGTGTAGCAGCCTGTTGGCGACCACCCATAGCACCAAATGGGTCATACTGAGAATAGGGAGGTGCTGAAGGAGCCGATACACCCCCACCGCCACCACCGAAAATACCACTGACTGCACTACCCATGATTACTCCTTAAATAAATTTGCTATATAGCTTTTCAATAAAGTTGTATCCCAAATATTCAAACAATTTAGAATTATCTAAATGGACTTTTGTGGAACACATGATTTTGTTAACGTTTAGGCTCTTAAGATACTGTTCAGCGAATTGAAACAGTTTAATGCCTATCCTACCTTTTCTATACTGTTTACGTAAGAAGTAAATATCTTCGTAAGCAGTTAAACACGATTTGACATGAAGACCTGGAGAGACCATAAAGATCATATATCCAATCATTTCTTCATCTTTACGGCAGGTAATAACTTTTAAAATACCTGCTTGTTCTAAACTTAGATATTGTTCCCAATGAGGTTCTAAATTATATTGGGTTGCTACAGGACTACCAAGCTCTTCATAATGTTCAGGGTAGAGAACCGCTAATTCAGAAACTACATCTGAATACTTCTCTGCCTGGTACGTTATCATCACTATGTCCTATATTGTAACTGTGTCGGTTCTGACTGTTCTAATTCACCAATATCAAAGTCAACTTCAGCTGCTTGCAATCTTAATGGTTGATTGTCTGTGCAGAGAAATTCCCAAGACCTACGACGAGCTGCCCCAGTTTGATAAATCTGTGGACGAGTCTTGTCTAGGTTTACTGCTCTATACGGAGAATAACTTTGATAGTCATTATCCGAATGTCTAATGTTCATTGTAGCAGGTACTTTATCGCCTATTATTTCAACACGCTGGAAGAACTTACGCTTAGTAGTTCCACCATCAATAATATCTGTTACACAACGATAATAAATAGGAGCACCAGCATCATTGTATACAGAATCAGACATGGTGTATAACGTACCATTATCATCATCTAATACGTAGTATGTATCGCTAATCTGGGCAAAGAAGCTTGGACGAAAGTACTGTTCGGCATAGATACCAGGAACGCCAGAGTCAGCATCCCCAATAGCCCACATGGTCCATTGAGTCCAAACTTTCTCATTTACATCGTATACTATTGTAACATTTAAATCAGCTAAAGTCAAGACATAAAAGGTATGTCCGTTGATACGGAAAGAATAGGCTCTGATGTCTGTTAGTGTACTATTTTGTAGAATACGGTCAATATACGGTGTAGAGATCTTGGTAGGGCTAACGCCTGAAATAGCATAGACAGAAGGACCAGCGTCTCTAGAAGTGCCTACCCAGACTACAATGTTCTCAAACGCTACAATAGAGGTTCCGTTAGCACAGCCTAACTCAATCTTGTAGGTAGGTGAGTTAGCCAAGGGAGAACCTGGATAAGTTCCTGCATCGTAGAACCAGTCAATAGACCACTGACCAAAGGTAACAATGTAGTTTAAATGCTTGGCGATACCTACTAACTGGTCTGGTTCAGACTCAGCAGTTATGTAATTTAAAGCATTCCATGATCTAGGATTATTAGGATCACTGGTATAGATTTGACCGTTAGGACTAGCGATAACTGTGTAGGTATCTAAGTAAGCTACACCAGGGACTAGAGGACCTGAAGGAAATCCAGTCAAAGACGCTGTAGCGGTAGCTCCAGTACCTGTTGTATCGTTGATGGTAACAGTCAGAGTATCTGATGTAGTATATCCTGTACCCCCGTTAGTAATGTTAATACTGGTAACTACACCACCAGTAATGTTTACTGTACCAGTAGCTGTTGTACCGCCACCTGCAGGGGCTGAGAAGGTTACTGTAGGAGCTGTGTAGCCTGTACCACCAGTTAAAATCGTTGTACCACCGATAGAGCTATTATCTACTAAAGCAAACACACCAGTAGCAGGATTATAGGTATAACCATTTACTTGATTGTGCATAAACAGATAAGTACTGTTTAGGGTCTGCTCAAAGTAAACTTGTTGTACTACTCCGCCAATCGTACCAGTCATCGTCCCGATAGTAGTACTTGCATAGGTGGTAGGATTAACTTGATAGACTACGTTGTTAATAACAATGTATAGATAGTTATTAAAGTAATAAATGCCCTGAGCCTGTGCAGAAGGCAAAGCAGGACTAGTTGTAATTGCAGTTAGACCAGGACGCTTAACAAACTCACGTTTACCGTTAAGCATCTCAAAATAGCCATTCACACACTTAGAGTCAGTGTTTAAATAGCCATTACGAGTCTCGATAGGTTGAGACAGTGGTATTCTAACAATAGGCATTAGTTAGGTTGTCCAAAGTAGTTGTTAGCCATACGAAGGTCAGCTTGGAAGAATGTAGAGGTACTTTCAACGTCCCAATCAGACAACTGTTCTTCGTACATTTTAGCACGAGCTGCAATTTCTGACCTATGGTTCTGTGGTACAGAATACTCAATAGCAAGTTGATCTGCTAAATTCCATACAAGGGTATTCATCCACTCGTTAGGAAAGTTAGGTACTTGACTACCAGTAGTAATATCAGCTAAAGGAATCTGAGCCATAAAGTACAACTCATAGGTTGTAGCTGCATTGTTGTCAGGAGTCAGATAAACATACATGTTACCTGTGTTCTGTTCAATCTGGTAGTACACAGAGTTAGCAACACCTGTAGAGAACTTAGAACCTAAGAAGTTATATTCTTGTTGGCTAAGGATCTGCATAGGAGTATCTACGTTAGGAGTAACGCTAGTATTACGCAACCAAGCCTGTATAACCTTTAAAGGTTTGTCAGTCTGTAAGTCTGTGCTGTATTGTGCAGGGCCAATAGA